AGTCTTGCTCGTGCCGCCTGCGTTGAAAAACGTGGCAGATCGGCTGTTCACCAGCGAGAAGCTCTACGAGGCGGTTCTTGGCCTTGCGTCCACGTCCAGTGGAAGCAAGGAACTCGTTCCGACCGACAACCCGCACAAGGGGCTGTTTAAGGTCGTAATGAGCCGCTACCTCGCGGAGGCTTTCAGCTTCACCGGAGCGAGCAATACCGCTTGGTGGTTGCTTGCCAATCCGGCCGTTATGCCGGTGGCCGAGATCGCTTTCCTTGACGGACAGCAGACCCCGACCATCCAGAGCAGCGAAGCCGACTTTAACACCCTCGGAATTCAACATCGCGGGTTCTTTGATTTCGGTTGTGCTTTGACCGAGTACCGCGGCAGCGTCATGTCTGCCGGTGCGTGAGTTTGATTGTTCCGTGCGGCTGGCCTAAAAACCAGCCGCACACTACCTTTTTCGTTTTTTGTTTTCAGATGCAACCATAGGCGGCGTTCAAACCAAACGCCGACATCTTAGGAGGATGTAAGAAATGACTCAGACAGCAGTTACTTATCGAGATCGTGGCTGGGACGTGGATCACCAGTCTGCCGCCTACATTACCGCTGGCGATGTGGTTTTGCTTGGCACTACGCCACACGTCGCTCGGCATGACATCGCGGCGAATCAGCGCGGAGCACTTGCTTCGCAGGGTGTTTTCAAGGTTCCCAAGGACAGCAGCACGTTCACGCCGGGCGACGTGGTTTACTGGTATCCGACAGGAACCGACCTCGTTTCGTTGGGTGCGAATGGAGCCGCATCGTCAAGCAGTGCCGGTGTCAATACCTGCATCATGGGCATCGTGGTCTACAACACGTTGACCGGCACGGACGGCACGTACACGGCCCTCGACACCCACGTTCTCGTCAACCTCAATTTCTCCAAGCGGACCTCGGGCACGATTGCCGGCAGCGTGACGGCTGACGACATTACGGGCAGCGATGCCAGCCTAGGGATCAGCGGCAAGGCCGGATCGTCCGGCAATGGTGGTGCGATTCCAATCGTCGGCGGTGCCGGTGATACGGGCCTTGGCGGTGCCGTGAGTGCGATCGGCGGAGCCGGTAGCGGTGCCAACGCTGGCGGAGCTGCATCGCTTGGTGGCGGGGCTGGCGGAGCGGCAGGAGCCGGCGGAGCGGCGAGTGTTTACGGCGGAGTTCCTGCCAGCGGCAACGCGGCCGGTGGGGCGGCGAGCCTTTCCGGTGGTGCCGGTGGTGGCAGCGGTGCTGGCGGAGCCTGCACGATTGTTTCTGGTGCGGGTGGCGCAACTGGTGCCGCAGGTGCGTTGACAATCACGGCCGGTGCCGGTGGTGCCACGAGCGGAGCGGCTGGCACTGCGGCAATCGTCGGCGGAGCCGGTAGTGGCACGACCAACGGAGCCGGCGGAGCAGCGAGCGCGACGGGCGGAGCCGGAAAAGGCAACGCGGCCGGCGGCGCGGTGTCCACGGTCGGCGGAGTCGGCGGAGCCACGGGTGCAGGCGGAGCTATCGCGGTTACGGGCGGTGCCGGTGGATCGTCTAGCGGCACGGGCGGTGCTGTCGCTGTTGTTGGTGGAGCCGGATCGGGTGGCAATGCCAATGGTGGTGCGGTGTCGATCACTGGCGGAGCGAAGAACGGCAGCGGTGCCAATGGTGCCGTCAACATCGGTGCCGACAAGGCCACGACGGTTACGGTCGGGTTCGCCTCGGGCAAGCTCTACTTGATCGGGATTCCCGCGAGCGATCCAAGCTCGACTGGGCAGGTGTGGGCGAACACCAACGTCCTAACCCTATCGGTGTGATCATGATGCAGCTGGAGCATATTGGATCGCTCTACATCGAGACGCAGCGGCTCCTGTCTGAGTACAGGAGCCTGCTGGGTCTTGTTGCGCGGGTCGCATCCGGGGATGTTTTGCCGTCCCAGATAAAAGTAGACGAGGCCAACGTAAGTTGGTCGCTCGTCTTGGGTTCTGCGGAACCAGAAAAACCAAGTGAATCCGCAACGTGATCGGCACACGCAGGCGCGCGGGCGAAACTCGGAGGACATCCGGCCGCCCGCAGTCTGCTACTTGATTGGGGTCTTTGTCTTGAACGGCACCCTAGCCAGCAATGTGAAACGTAAACTCTATCCAGCCTTGGAGCAATCGCAGGGGTTCACCGGCGATTACTCTAGGCAGGGCAGGCACGCGTCACTGACGGCGATTCCGACAACTCCCGAGTGGATGGCTTCGGAAGATACCGGGCTTATCGAAGAGTGGATCGGACTGGTATGGATGGTTTCGGTGGACGAGTGGAGCCGGACCGGTTTCGATGAGCCGACGCGAAACGACCGGTTTACGGTGACGATGGCAGACGGTGTACTGCATAGGTTTGCGGTATTGGCACCCAAGGGGCTGCGTGAGTATGACATGCCGGCGGGTGGCCACGGCTACAACATCCGGATGAAGTGGGTCAAGGAATAACATGAGCGGTTACGCAAAAACCGTAGCGACCGATTTAATCGCTCAGCTTGCTGACGCGACGTTCGATATTCCCTACTCGATTTCGTACAACCGCATGTACATCACGAAGCTGGAGGACATGGAGCCAGCCGGCAGTGCCAGTAGCGAAATGTCAATCGTTCTGGCTCCCGTTGACCTGGAATACGAGCGGACCGGCTGGGGTGGGATGAATGTCAAGCTCACTATCGGCATGGCATTTCAGATCATGGTTGCCGACGTGACGAGCGACGCGGAGATGGATCCGTTAGAGAAATTTGTAGACGACGTCTGCGGGTGGCTGATTGGCCCGCGTAAGTTTGCGGGTGGCTATTGGTCCGCATTGGAGCCGAAACCGATCTATGGCGACCAGTACAACGAACATCTCCGCACGCAAGGCAAGTTTTTCGTGCCGTGCCTATTGCAGTTCTTCCAGGATCGGAGTGCTGCCTAATGGGAAAACTTGACAACTGGATCGAGTATCAGCGGCGGCACCTCTCGGCGGATATGTTTGCCGGTTGGCTTGGAATCAATCCCAAGATTCAGGCTCACTTAGAGCGTCAAGCAGGCGTCCCGAAAGCCGTTCGCGAGCTTGAGACATTCAAAAATAACATCCTGAAAAAGGTTATCGGCCCAGGGCTGAAGGTTGCCAGCGAGTTTCTGGTCATGGTCGAAAAGTCAGGAGCTTCGGCAGTCAATCGGACGGGCACGCTCGCTCAGGCGATTGGAACGATTGATCCGAAGCTTTACATCTCGTCGTTTACCGGCTGGATTGCCAGTGGTCCGCGGCGTGGTTTCGCACGAGTCATTACCTCGCAAGTGCAGGCGAGCGGCGCGGTGAAACTCAAACGGCAGAGCAAGAAATTCACGGCGGATAATCCGACCATGCGGAAGGCGGACCCGGTGAAATATGCCGGCCTGGTCATTAAGGGCCATAAGGGCGCGGTGGCGGGAATCTCCAGGGGAAAGCAGACCGGCAAGAAGTCGCTGATGGATTCCTACACCGGAAAATTCTTCGGCAGGTCCACGGCAGACGCACGACCAAAAAATTTCATGGCGTCAGCAAACGCTGGTGCAGAATCGGCGGCCAACATGGCAACGACGGAAATGAATTTGAAACTGATGGCAATGTCTAACGAAGGAGAATGAACAATGTCGGTAGAAAATTACGGATGGAATGGCAGTACCATGTCGTTTGGTGGTGCCAGCGTTATCCCGCTGGTCGATCTTCGGCACACAAACGATCCGGCGACATTTCAGACGACCGGATCGACCGACTCATTTCACACGACGGGAGCCGGGTTGCCGAAAAACGGATTTACTGCATCTTTTCTCGGGAGCAAATGTCCCGTCGCCGGTTCTATCGCGAATATCTCGGCGACGGTAATCCCTGGCAGTGCCTACACCTACGCGAAGTCGTTCATTTCGCAGATGAGCGTTAGCGGGCGGAAGGACGGGCGAATCGAAGGAAACCTTACCGCCGTGCCTGGGGCCGATGCCCTGACGGCTGGCAGCTTTTCTTCAGGGGCGATCGGCGACCTCGGATTCAACGGATCGACGTTCTCTTTTAAGTCGACGCCGTTCGTCGGCCTGATTTCCGCGAACTATACCAGCAGCGCGGCCCAAATTGACTGCACAGGCGCGACGGATACCGACACCCTATTTGCTCCCGGACTGGTCGATGAAACGCTGACGATCACCTGCCTTGGTGCCCCGCTGAAAACGATCAAAGACAAGGGTGTCACTGCGATGGCATGGACCGACGGCGGAACTCTCGGTAGTGGCGCAAACTGGGAACTAACTGCGATCCACGACGGAGGCAGCATTGACGGCCAGACCACCACTGAATACTCGTTCAAACCCTGCCGATCCACCAACACCTCTAGCTGACAAAGGTTTTTCATTATGGCAAATCAAGTCACTTCCACGGTCACGAAGGCCGTGGCCCAAAACGGGCAGACGCTCGCTTCCGCGTCTTACACGATTGCAGGAATCCAGTGTCCTGCACTGGAAACCACGGTTGCCGTGGCAACCCCGCTGATTATCGCGGACGGAATAGGCACGCTGGCCTATGTAAATCTGAACATGCTCTACATGCTCTCGGACGCGCTCGATTGCACGGTGAAATTTTACACCGGCACGGATGGAACCACCGGACTGATAACGACGATCACGATTCAGGCCGGGATTCCCTACGAATGGGATAGCGGAACGAATCCGCTCGGCACGAGTAACGCCGCAAGTGTAAAAATCACGGCGACGAACTTCATCAAGGGCGTCGCCAGCGGTGGAACGCCGATATCGACGGACGTTCATTTTCGCACTTCCCTGACAGGCTGATTATGAACTTCTCCGAGATGATCGGCGGCAAGACCGACCGCAAACCAAAGCCAGTTCCTACGCCTGAGTGGCCAGACGTGGCCGGCAAGCTATTTGTTCGGCGGTTGACCATGCTGGAGCAGGTTGAATTCTACTCGGCGGCCAATAAGCAGCAGGCGACGGCTGGGGCAGCCTTCCAGTCGTTCGTAGTGGCCTACTGTGCTTGCGATGAGGCGGGAATTCGTGGATTTACCGACGATGAGTGGAAGACGCTTCAAAACGAGCCTGGAAGCGTTGTGGAGCGTATCTCGGACGCGGCCGACGAGTTGAACCTACTCAGCTTTTCGGCCAGGGAGACAGTCAAAAAAAACTTAGAGACGCCCCACGACTCTGGCTCCATACCCGGATCGCTAGAGAAGCCGGCG